TGTCAGCCCTCTCATCATGGCGCTCCCGCTCCTTGGCAGATGATTGATACATCCACCACATCACGAGGATGGCGAACCCTCCTATGCCGAGATTTGCAATAGTCGCAAAGTCCATATTCTAGAAGTCGGTAACGGTGAGTAACGCCCCGTTGCTGAGTGCTATGCAGTGAAGGGCGCCTCGGTACAGATTGTCGAGCGCGTATGCCTTGCTTGTGCTGCCGAAGAGGGCGAAGCCCTGGTAGAGCACTGCCGGCCGGTCGCCATAATTGCAGTACACCGCCTGCGGCGTGCTGGTTGCGCCGCTGATGTTGGCCAGCTCCAGGTACTGGCGGCCGGTGCTCGTCGCGACGACGAGGGTGTCCGCGCTATTGACGAATACCTTGGTCGCGGTCGGGAACGTGGCAAGCACGTTGTCGGAACCCGACCCGAGCGATTGCGGCTTCTCAAGAAGGCGCGCCGCCCCGAAAGCAAGCCCGATGCCGATGGCCACAGCCAAAGCGATAACGCCCGCGGCGGCCAGATATTCTTTGAGGTTCTTCATGTGCGTTGGTTTGCTTCCAAGCCTCGCGGTGCGGCCCAGAGTGAGCCGCACCAGAGGCCAAGAAGGCTGATAATTAGCGAATGATGACGTACTGGGTCGAGGAGCCCACTGAGGTAACCGATGGTTTGGCGGACGCCCCGGTGCCGTTGCTCAATCGGAGCGTGATGTAGCCTGAAGTCGAGGAAGCGACCGCGGCTTCAATGTTCCAGCGGAGGCTAGAGGCGTTCTGCGTCGTCGTCCCGAGTTGGGCAATGACGAGGTCGCCTGATTGCACGCCGCTGACGGCACAGTCGTACGGTGCGGAAGTGGTCGCGGCCTGCGATACGTCCGCACCTACCAGGTTGCAGGTGCCCTTGAGCACCTGGAGGAGCTGGGTGCCGTTGCCAACGATGATGCCGCCCTGGCTTCCGTTGCCGAACTGCTTGGTCAGCGCCTCGTATGCCGCGCCGCCCAAATTCTGGCCGTTCTGCACGATGAGGAAGCCACCAAGCCCTAAGGCCACTACCGCTCCCAGTGCCACAAGGGCTCTAATGATGTTCTGGGTCATAGGTAGTCAGGTTAAGCGTGGACGTTCGAGTAAGAGGTGAAGCCGTTCGCCGCAACGGCGAGCTTGATGATCGCCCGGGCCTGGTCTTGGAAGACCTTGTTGTCGTACACGGTCCACATGACGTAGTCGCGCGCGACCTTGCCGCTTACCGGGTTTTCGTAGATCTCCGGCTCCTGGCGGATGGCGAGGCAGACGTTCTTTGCGATGACAAAGAGCGACTGGACACACTGCTTGCCAGTGGTGAAGGCGTTGGACGCGGAGGTGAACGAGCTGGAGACGGTCTGCTTGCCCCAGCCTTTGCCGACAATACTGACGCCGGTAGCGTCATCCGTTGCCACAAGGCCGTGCAAGACGTTCGCTTTGGAGGTGGTGAAGCCGCCTTCAGAGACCGTCGCGGCAGCTAAGCTGTTGTAACCGGCGTTAGTCGCGTCAGCTACGGTCGTACCCGGCGCATTTAAGAATGCGGCGAGGTTCGTGTTGGTGAGCGCCACAGTCGACGCGATCTTGACCTGGCCGGCGGTCACCCCCGCGTCCACTGTGGACTTGAAGGTGATCGTCACGCCTTTGATGGTGATGGTGTCGCCATCGGTCGGGTTGACAGAGAGCGCCAACCGCGTGGTGTACGGTAGGGTGTTGGCCACGAACACCTCGAAGTCGCCGAAGTTGCCGCGATAGCCGTTTACGGCGTACTGGTCGCCATTCACGGTCACGCGGGCAATCATGTACTTCTGGATCCACGTCCATACCTGCGGGGGCACAATCCAGCACTTCATGCCGCCGTAGTCCTCGTACGGGAGCTTGCCGAAGCGCATGTTGTTGTTCATGACGACGTTCTTGCCGAGGAATATCTCGTTGGCGATCACCGGAATGTCGGCGATGTTGCTGAGGGAAACGGAGAGTCCGTTACCGGCGGTCCCGCCAAAGCTGCCTTCGTCAAGGGTCGAACCCGCGCCGTTATACGCGGTGTAGAGCGTGTCGGCCTCGATATCCTGCCAAATGGCATTGGCAAGCTGCTTGCCGTAGCTTGTGGTCACGTCAAGGTCAGTGTGAAGCACTTGCGGCTTGACAATGCGAACCGTCGCTTCCTTCTGCTTGGAGATGGTGAACGACTCTTCTGCCTCGACGTATTGCTGAGCGGTGTAAGAACCGTCAGAACCGAGGTCGTTGGCGAAGATGGGGTTGGTGCGATAGCGGCGCTTGACCGTATCCCCGATTTGCAGATCACTCTTGAACTGCAAATCCGCGATGACCGGATAGACCGGCATCGCCCAGTTGGACTTCTGGTAGTCCTTGGTCCAAATGGTTTGGTACTTAAATGTGTTTGCTGAGGGCATAGCTAATTCTTGCTATGGCCTATCTGCGACTACTTGCCCCTGCGGATTTCAAGCGCACTGCCGCGCTTTTCCTGCGAGGCCGTCTGCGCCATTGCGGGCGTGATGCCCTTGCCGGATGAGAAGTCGGGCTCGCTCGCCGGTGCTGCTTCTCCCTGCTGGCCGCCGCTTTCAAACGAGGGCTTCTTGGGCGAGACAAGCTTGGAGAGCGCGTCCTTGTTCTTCCAAACGATGTACTCAACTTCCTTGTCGTGGAACGCTTCCGTGTGGGAGAGCTTCACGATTTCGTCCATGACCGCCTTCAATTCGGCGTCGTCGTGGATTTCGAGCTGGGTTTTCACCGTCGATGCGGTGGCGAGCACCTCGCGATCCTCGGCCGCTCGCTGCTCCTTCGCCTCGTTGTCTGCCTTCCAAGCTTTGAGGTCGGAAAGCTCCTTAGTGTCGGCTTCTGAGAGGCTGGCGGGCGGCACTTTCTTGGCGATGATATCGGCCAGCCGCGAGAGAGATTTGGCGTCTAGGCCGTTCTCTTGCGCGTAGGCTTCAAGCTCGTCCGTTGGGGCTGAAGGAGCTGCGGGCTCCGCTGTGGGAGCGGGGGAAGGGGTCTTTTTAGCAAGCGCCTGCAATTCCTCCGCGGTCTCTTTGCCAGTGAGCGTTACGCCTTGGGCTTCGAGAGCGGCAATTGCGACTGCTTTGAAAGCGTTCTTCTCCTGCCGTGTGTCCTTCAGGTCGTCGTAGATAGACCGTCTTTTGAGTAATGGGGTCTCGGGAGCGGGTGGCGTCTCAGGCTCCTTATCCTTCTCCTCGGGCTTAGGCTCGGGAGGGGTCTCAGGGGCGGGCTCCGGCGTTGCCGGCGCGGGCTCTGGCTGAGGTTCGGGTGCGGGAGCTTGTGGCTCGGCGCCCGGCGGATAATGAAGTTCTTCGTCTGCCATACGTTCCCGTTTAATGCCTCGGGGTAGAGGGCAAGGTTGTGAGCACTCCTTGAAACTTTCCCCGAGTAAAGCCGCTGGGGGCGGGAAGCGTCGAATGGCGCTTATAAGGGCCGCGGAACCTCCGCGGACCCTAAAGAGCTACTCGATAATCTTGCTCGCGTTGGTCGCCTTGAACTCGTCTGCGAGCTTGGCGAAGTCCTCGCCGTGAACCTCCTTGGAGAAGGTGCGGGAAGTCTCCTCGCCCTTGTGGTCGCGGTACTTCACGACAATCTCAGAACCACTGTCTTCTTTCTTGGCCATAAATTGTGGGACTACTAATAATTGCTTGCAGGGCAATGATGTCATAATAAATGGCGATGGGCGTTTGTAACGCCGAGAGGGATACGAAACGATGTCTGGAAAGGAAATTGCTGAGCTGGCGCCCATCGCGACTGCGCTTATTGCTTTAGCCGCTGCCTACATCGCGTGGAGGGCTCTCAACACGCAAAAGGATATCGCGCGAAGGCGAGCCGCAATCGACTTTTTTCTAAAAACCGAAATGGACGAAAAAATTATCGAAATGTACAAGGCTTTTAAGATCGTAGGGGCCGGGCTCGACGATTTGGGAGAGCAGTCAAACTTCGCAGACACAAATGCCTACCATGTTGCGCGCACGTTTCTAAATATCTGCGAATTAATTGCAGTAGGAATTAACGAAGGTGCATTTTCCGAACGTGTCTCGTACGTATATTGGGGCGACGTCATCCCGCAAACTTATCGGTCTGCGGCTGGATTGATCAGCCGCATACGGCATACACCTGGGGAAGGAACGCTGCATACATATAAGGAGCTTGAGAGGGTCTCCAAGCGTTGGACACCGCGCTGGTGGCAGTTCCGGAAACGCTGGAGACTGAGGAGATTAACGTGATAGCTCCGCCTCAAACTCGCGATCGAGCTGCTCCAACTCCCCTGCATAGTCCTTCGCTACCATGCGGACGAACCAGAGCCGGGCGTCGATGATATGCCACGCCTCGGCGCGCGCCTCCGGCGTGAGCGTGCGGTTCTTGGCGAGCATCTTTTGAGCCGCCAAAATATCCTTACGGCACAACGCCAAAAGCTCCTGCGTCACGGGCTGGCTGACGAATTCCTGCTTCTTCAGCAGGTCGGACACGCGCGCCTCATCGGCCTGGATGCGCTCAACATCCGCCGGATACAGCTCCCTCAGCTTTGCTAATTTTTCGTAGGGGTTCATGCGAGGTTCGAGGCTACCTGCCTAACTTGTGCGGATGCGCTTGGGACTGCGCCGGGGAGGGCGGTGGGAGCGCCTGATGCCGGTGCCGGCGGCTCGGCCGGCGCGGCCTGTTGCATGCCTGCGGCAACCTGGCCCGCCTTGCGGAGCATGTTCTCCTGCGCGATGGGCGCGTGCGCCATCTCATAGTCCATGAGCATTTGGTACTTGCGGTCGCCAAGGGTGCCGCGGTTGTTCACCGCGAAGTCGTGGATGATCTGCATGAATAGCGTGGTCGCGCCGTAGAAGACTTCAAGCTTCTCTCCATTCTGCACGGCCTGGATGCCCTGGTGCGCCCGGGCCACCTCTTCCTTGTTGCCGTAGTTCTTGGTGTCCATGATGAGCTTAACCTCCGCGTCGTCATGCTCGGCGCCGGAGCGCAACAGCTCGGCGGTGATGGCCAGCGGATTTACCTGCCCGATGAGCACGGGATTGTTGATGATCTTGTCGTAGGTGGCGAGCCGCGCCTCCTTCTTGAGCTGGCTGTTGTGCATCTCGATAGCGGAGGAGACGACTTTCACGTCCACATCGCTGTAAAGGTCGAGGTCGGTGCGGCGTATGACCGGCTCCCAGCCCTCTCCCTCGATGCCCAGGCGCTTGAGCGCCTTCTTGGCGGGGAGGTGGTCCTTGCACCCCTGCACGAAGAGTTTCGCTACCTCGCCCATGGCTTCGGTGTAGGAGGAGGAGCGCAACAATAGCCTCTTGGAGATGTTCTGCTGCTCGGCAAAGACCACGGTGGCCTTCTTGGAGACGTTTTGCACGCCGCCCATGGACAGGTCGGTTACGCCCACGTCCCGGCCGCTCTCCTGCTGCATCCAGTCGAGCAGATTGATGGTGCCCTGCAGCTCGGCCGTCTCGAAGGTGAAAATACCGTCCTCGATGCGCTTGCCTGCCGGGACTTTGACCGGCACCAAGGCATCCGGCCTGGTCTGTGCCTGGTCGAGCTTGGCCACGTCAGTAAACATCTCAACGTCATAGCCGCGGGCATTGAAGTTGCGCTTCTCGCGGTTGGTCAGTTCCTGATTGAAAAGGGTGTGGGTCGCGTCGGCGATGCCGTAGAGGTCGTCGGCGTAGCTCTTGGAGAGGAAGTTCTTGTTGTCCTCGTGCGTGGCGTAGGACACCCACGGGTCAAGCTCGGCCGACATGATTGCGGAGAGCTTGTCGAAGCGAACCCACTTCTTGTACCAGGGCGAAAAGACGATGTGGTACTTGGTGCCGCGCACGGTCACGCGCATTTCGACGAGTTTGTGCATATGCTCGCCGATGTAGTCGTTGGCTTCCGGTGAGAGCCCCATAGCCTTGAATTTCGAGAGTGCGGCCTTCGTGCTCTCGCCGTCGTTGCCCGCGAAGGTCGGGTCGTAGTCGGTCTTTGCCGCGTTAGCCAACAGGTCCTTTACCTGCGCTTGGTCGTAGACCGTGCTTTCGAGGTCCGATGCCGAGCGTAAAAGATCCTGACGCCCGGCGTAGAGGTGCAAGGGCCAGTGGCCGCCTCCGGTCGGCTGGAATATGGCGTCCTCCAGCTCAAATGTCTCAAAGCAGTTGCGGTACTCCGGGTCGGATATGGCGTAGTTGGCCATGAACCCGCGGCCGGAAAACAAGGCGTTGGCGCGGTCCTGGCGGGTCTTCAGCGGAAACTTGGCCGTCGGCGCGACTGAGGTCAGCTCCATCTGGAAAAGGGTGTCGAGCTTGCGCACCGCGATGTAGTCCGCCGGCTCCTGCTCGTGCAATTCCACTGAGAGGTCGTCGTTAAAGGCTGCCTGGAGCGTATCCATGGCGCCGGAGAATACCGGAAGCACCACGTTGAACGGCTGGCGGTACTTCTTCTTGACGTTCCCGGCGTAGAGGTCGCGGTAGAGCTTGATGCGGTTGAGCCTATCCTGCTTGTAGCGGTTGACGTTGGCGACAATGCGGATGCACCGCTCCATCACCTCGTCAGCAAGCGCCTGCTTTCCCTTATCCTTGTCGGTGAGGTCAAGCGCCTCCGCGTCCGGGGAGTAATCCATGTTCGAATGATATCGCCGGAATGGCCTTTGTAACGGCCTGAGAGCGACGGTAGCGCAGGTAGCTGATGTAGCAGGCGTAGCAGAGCCCTTGCGCGTGGCAGGGCGCCACACAGAAGGGAATGAGGCAGGCTGGGCAGACGCTCTCCAGAGCCTCCGGATGGCAGTGCGGGCACTTGGCCGCCTGTGCCACGGCCGCGACAAGGTTCTCGCTCAATGGCCGGCGGACGCGAAAGATATCTCCGCACTCGTCGCACCTAAGTTTGAGGAAGCGGAGTGCCATACAGGAATTATAACGTCGGCGGCTCGTATGCGGGCTGTTGATATCCAACTAAGAGGCGCCATGGATGGTGGCACATGGGGCACTCGTCGAGCTTCGACTGTTTGTAATACCAGCCGCACTTGGGACAGTTGTTCCACTCCTTAGAGGCCGGTTCGTTCATAGTCGGGTTGTTCGTAGTCGCTCGCCACTACTTTGGTCTTGGCGTACTTCCGCATCTCCCATGCAATGGCGACGGCCATGAGGAGGTCGAAGTGGTTGGTGAAGTGGCCAACACGCGAGCGGCCCAGGTCGTCGGCATCGGTGTGGGTAAAGCTTTTCATCTCCCGCAATATGCGCTCGTCATTGATGACCAAAAGGCCATCCTCTACCGCCGTGCGCAGGTCGTTGAGGATGGTGTACTTCGTGGCGCTGTTGGTTTCCCATCCCAGCTCGCCGGAGCCCAAAGGCTGGTCGCTGATGCGGTCGAGCGGCACTTGCCGGTAAATGTCGTCGGTC